TTACAAACGCTAGTTTACAAACCTGATTGACAAACATGACCATATTTTATAATTAAAAATGATTTTAATTATAATTTATAAATTATTTTTAATTATAAAATGACTTTAAAAAATGCTATAATAAACGCTATAATAAATAATAATAAACCATTAAATATATATGGTTTAATAGGAATAATAATAGAACATAACTTATATGATATATCCCAAGGGAAAGCAGATGCACAGTTTAGAGCAGAAGTAGGATCACAGGCATATAGATTATTTAAAAAAGGAATAATAAATAGAATGAAATTTGATGGAATTTTTTTTTATGCTAAAAAAGAAAATCTTTAAATTTTAAGAACTTATAAATTATTTTTTATCATGAATAGTTTTAAAATACATGAAAGCTGCAACAGCTCCAAGTAACTGTGCAACAGTTTGTCCAATAAGTTTAGTCGTACTCATCTTTTTATTAAGGTACATCATAACATTTACAGCAGGATTAAAATGTCCTCCCGAAACTTTTCCACCAAAATAAATCATAGTTGCTCATGCCATCGCAATTGCAATAGGGTTACCTGTAACAATAATAACAGATAAAAACACAAATGTTCCAATAAATTCAACTAAATAATCAATCATATATTATTATACAATATTTTTTTATAATCTAATAAATAATCTAAACAACTTCTTCCTCATCATCGTCATCGATTTCATCTGAGCTTGAGTCGTCTTCATTATCTAAGTCTAAATTTACATCAAGTTTTTCTACATCATCTGTAATTTCCTTGACATTTTCTTTGAATTTAACATTAAATGCAAATCCGCTTGATTTACCACTGTCGGTTTCTTGGAGGAGGATTTGTTTCGACGAAATACTGATTCCAGCACCTTTATTAATAAACCAAATATTTGGAACAAGAATTTGCTTAATGAAAGAACCCTTTCCGGCCAATTCTTTAAGTGCATTGAAATCTGGTAGTTTAAGTGCTGCATTACTACCCCTATAAACCTTTGTATCTGGAACTCCGTTGGAATTATATACCTTGGAGCGAAGTTGTGATGGATAATCCTCAGTTGTTTTTACAAATGGTGCAACTAGCGCCATAACAACCTCTCGTTGTGATTTTGTATATTTTTTACCGAAAATTTCACTTGAATACTCAATGCAAAAATCAATAAATTTATCATATAATGCTCTCCAAGATTCAAACCATTTGGCTACCATCTCTTTCTGTTCATTTTTTTCTTCATCTGTATCAAAATCTTGACATGATTGTTCCTGGAAACTAATGCTCCAAGCTTTTGTCTTGCTGTCAGGGTCTTGATAAGGTGCAGAAATATCCCACGGTAGTCTCAACCATGGAGATTCAAATTCTGCTTGCTGTCCGTTGTATAGAAGATAGCTTCTAAGTTTGTTGTCTTTCTTACTCTTTTTAGGAGGAGAAAAAGTTACGTTGTCGACATTAAAGTCGTTTTCTTTTACGATAATTGGCATGATAATATAATTAGTTAATATATCTTTAAATAATATATTTTCAATTTTTTTTTTTATTATATTTAAAAATTGATTTAAATAACAATATTTATATAATTTATAGTATAAAAAATGATTAACAATGAATACTGTATGTCAATAAAAAACAAACGAGAGTTTATCCAGTGCACACATAAGAGAAAAAATAATTCGGATTTTTGTGGTATCCACAAAAGGTCGAAAAATGTGACCAGGATAGACGCAATAAATATTAAAGATATTAATGATAACAACAAAATAGATATAATTAGAGAAACTAATATACCATTCGCATTAACCTCACATAAATTATTAAAACGTTCATGTAAATATTACAATATTAACTGTAAGGGGATGAAAAAGAATGAGATGTATATTAAATTAATGATCCATTTAGAACAATTGAGGGTTTATGAAAATAATGTACATTATATTATTAAAATTCAAACAATATTGCGAAGATATCTAATTAAAAGGGTATATAATTGTGTAAATAATGAAAATCTTTTAGATTTTGAATCACTATTTTTAGTACCCTTATATTATTTCATTTCAATTAATGAGAATAAAATGGATTATGGATTTGATATTAGATGTTTATTCAAACTTAGAATGAATAACAAATTGAAGAATCCTTACACAGGACAAGATTTTTCAAATAATTCTATTAATAAAATTAATAATCGTATTAATATATTATTAAAAAATGAAGTACCGCTTGTTTTAATAAAAGATAAGTTATCGCCTGAGAAAGAATTCGTACTATGGGTTGAATCTATTTTTCAAAATATAGATTTATTAGATAACTATACTGATGCAAAATGGTTTTTTGATTTATCTTTACAACAATTAAAAATGTTATATAAAACATGTGAAGATATTTGGAATTATAGATGTCAATTTACACTTGAACAAAAACAAAAAATTGTATCAAATGGTATTTTATTTTCAGAAAATATGCAAACAGTATTTAACACAAATAATGAAAGGTGGCTTCAAAATATAATTTTAGAAGATTTTGAAAAAATGATTACACAGGGTGTCGATATAAGTGAAAGGAAGTTAGGAGCAATGCTGATCTTAACTGCATTAGTTGAAGTATCCGTTGATGCTGCAAATGCATATCCATATTTAGTTCAGTCAGTAAATATGAATTAACTAAGGTGTTACGGTACATAAACGATTAACAAACTTATTATAAAACATAAGGATTTCAACTAGTAATTCAGTAGTACTAACAAGTGAATCAACAAGTAAATCTAATTCATTTAATTTTAATAAACCTTTTGCATTATTATATGCAACCTTGACATTATTAACTTTATTTTTCAAATCAACAATTTGTGAGTTAATATTAGATTGTTGAATGAAATTGCAATTTTGTTTAATTAATTTAGCAGATTTCAAAATCCAGTCAACTGCCAATTTTTGCCCACTTACATTCACTGTGTCTCCGTGTGATTGGCTATCATTTATTTGATTTATATTATTTATTAGACCTTCAATTTTAATTAATTCTGTTTGTGTATTTTTAATTCTGTTTTTTAATTTGTCAATTGATTTTAGTAATTCTGATGTAATTTTATTATTAGTCATACTATATTATATATTTATATTATATTACATAATATATTCCAAAGTACCAACACCATGTTCAATAGTAAGAATATTATAATTTGTTGCAAATACATTAATAATGTATTCATTTGTATCAGTTTTAGTAACATTTGTTGGATTTAATAATAATCTTAAATAACGATGATCAATTTTACTAAAATTATATGTACCCGATGGTTGATGTTCTTCTGGTTTTAAAGCAAATGAATATAAATAAATATGTCTATTAATTGGAACTCTTGTATGTGCTGCTGCTGGTTGAATTAATCTCCAATACATTGAGGGCATATTTTTTTCTTCTTGAAAATAATCATTACCTTCAATTCTTAAATTTGCAAATAAAACAGTATTATTATTACCTGGTGTTGAATCTGGTTCTGGAACATTTGAAAAATTAAAAACATTATTCCAATATTCATACGGAGGTGTTACTGAAATACCATTTGCATAATGTTTCATATGAAACACAGCATCTTGTCTTTGAACAGTCCATATAATTTCTTTAATAGGATGATTAAATGGAATACTCATTTCAAATTGTGCTGCTGTTGGAATATTATTGAAACTTGTTAAACCAAGGTCTTGATTTTTATTTAGTGTTTCAACTTGTAATTGTTCAATTAGATATGTTTGTTTTGTTTTTGCAAAAACTTTTCTTTCTGACTCATCTAAGAAATAATATCGGACATACAAATCAGCACTTAATAATGGTTTATGAAAATTAGGATAATTCCCCGTTATTAAACCAGATGCTTCTTTTAATGTAACACTAAGAATTACATCTTGTCTTTGTAATGCAATAATTGGTAATGCAAGACTCGGTTCTTCTGTAAACCAGAATCTCAACGGAATTACTAATGCCATTTGTCCAGTTTGTAAACTATTATTAAATACATTATGTTTACCAACGAGTCTATTATAAGTATCTCTTTTATCTTCTGGAACTGTTAATTCACTCCATATTTCCAACCACAATCCATATCTTTTATCAATAATATTATCTCCAATTTTAATTTCATATTCTTTTACAATAGCATGACCAACACCATTGATCCAACTAACAGGTCTTTCTGTATTTGTATTTAATTCACTAAGGTCTGGTAGTTGTATTGATAACAGAAGGGATGAAATAAGATCACCAACCTTATTTAATTTACAATGAATTTTTTTACCAAAATCAATTTGACCACTCCAATAATTTTTAATATCTTGATATGTAAAGTTTGTATGCCTTCTATAAACTGAAACAAAATATGACATTTGTGGACTTCCAGTTAAAACTTTATTTTGTTCACCAACGGCGGCTAATTGTAATACAGCACCTCTTACCATTTATATATATAAATAATATTTAAATGTTTCTTTTTATATATACAGTATATTATGTCAGGCGGAACAATACCAAGTATTAGATATTTAGATTCATATGATCATTTCACTTATGATGCTGTAACCATTTCAAAAATGTTTGATTTTGTTTTAATAAGAGGTCAAAAGGGAATTGTAAATGCAAGAACAGCAGATTTAATTGTAGAAGGAGGTTCGATTTTTAAACAAGGTTTAAAATTAGCACAAGCAAAAATAGGAGGTACAGATTTAGTACATATTGGTCCAAGTGATTGGGCAGCGGATAAAAAATATGCAAGAGAGTTTGCAGGAACATTATCATATAATGTAAATGGTGGTCCAAGCGACGAAGACCAACTTTTAGTTATAAATAAACATGGATATACAATTGATTTATTACATTCATCTGATAGTGGAACATTTGAAGGACCAATAAATATGAGTGGGTATTGTATTTATAATGTTGGGTGCATTGAAATGAATACTTTGCCACCACCATCAAATATTGGACCAAGCGATTTAGATAGTGATATAGGTAGAATAGTAAATTTACGAGGTCCAATAAACCCAATGGATGCTGTTAATAAGCAATATGTTGATTTTTTGGCATCAGATGTTGAAAATACATATGTTAAAAAAATAGGTGATACAATGACGGGTCCATTAATAATGGATTATACAAATATTTCAATAAATAGTGGTAATTTTGAAACAACTGATACAATTTTTATAAGTAATAATGATACATATGATATTACTAATGCCAACTATAAATTTTCAACAGATACATTTGATGTACAGGATACAACGATAAAAGTAAGAAATACAATTTTTACAAGTAATAGTGATACACACACGATTGCCAATGGAACATATGCGATTGCGGATAGTAATTACACGATTGCCAATGGAACATATGCGATTGCGGATAGTAATTACACGATTACCAATGGAACATATACAACAACTAGTACAACTTTTACTTTTAAAGAATCAACGGTTGATTATGGGTCTTCACTCACGGGCGAATCAAGTGATGGAACGATTGTAACAAATTTACGTTATCCGCAAAATTTTGCAGATGCTGCAAATAAGCAATATGTTGATACACAAGTTGGAACTATTAGTGGTGGATTAGGTGCAGGATTACAGGTAGGATTAATTATGATGTGGGCTAAGCCCAATGGACATCCAAAAGCTAAAGTTCGCGCATCCGATGCCAATACGGGTGCTGTTACTGATTCATTCTATTGGTTGCCATGTGATGGTTCAACAAACTTATATAGGACATCGGATTATCCAGCATTAAGTGAAATATTACCAATATCCAATGGGTATTATCAAATGCCTGATTTAAATAAAAGAATACCAATAGGCATTGATCCAATGCATCTTGATTCAGTATTAAATACTGCCGGCCCAAATACAGGACTCGGTGGTGTTGAAACAGCACATCCACAATCTATACCAATTGATATAAATAATTTACCAATTAATGAAATACCAGTAGAAATTAGTGGTAGTATTAATGGAAATGGTTTAACTGCATATGTACCAGATGTCCCTATTACTGGATCTGCAATTATTAGTGTTAATTCTGACGCACTTAATCCAAAATTACAAAATGCGGATCATACACATGATTATACTTTTGAAAAGCTTCAATCTGGTGCAACAGGGCTTGATGTTGTTTCTGTCATGAATCATGGTTATAATCCGGACACAATAACAACCACAAATCTAAATTATCCGTTGGAACCTGAAATAAAACTATATGATATTGCATCCGGGCTAAATATAAATTCAGATAATCTTAGAACAACACAATGTGTTGCACAAGTATCTGGTTCTATTAGTCCCACTAATTTATCGGGAAAGATAATAAGCCCTGGCAATGTTGTTCCTATTAATGTACCGCATACAATAACTGATTTTAGTGCAAAAATTCCAACCATAGTTATAAATTTTGTTATTTTTGCAAGTTCATTACCATTAACTACATCATAAATAAAAATATCAATAAATATTATAAATGGATAATTTTTTAGAAAAACTAATTAATAATATAATAATATTAAAAACATCTTGCAAAGCACAAATAATTCAGGCATCTAATTCGCCAGAACCATTGCCATCCATGAGGTCATTAAGAAGTTGTTATGAAACAAGTGAAACATGTGATTTAGTATTATTATTTGTTGCAAATAGGTCACCAAATATAAAAAGTTGTTTAACATTTTTTAACCACGTTGTTAAAAGATGTTATAAGGAATGTTTTGCTTTAAAAGATGATAAATATTGTAAAAAAACAGCATTAAATTGTGCAAAAGAAAGTAAAAAGGTAATGAAATTAATAAAAGAATTCAAGGAAAAATTAGCGTAAATTACTTATGCAAATAACTTAAATTATTAGATACAAAATTAGAAAATACGGGAAATAATATACACAAAATAATAATAAAATTATAAGGGTCAGTTACCATATTTTTAATACCCTTATTTAAATATTCAGATAAAGTTATTTTATCTTTCGCAAGACTAAAATAAATATTTAGAAATAATACCCCAATCATTAAAATAATGTAAATAATTGTTATTAATAATAATTTAACATTACCAAATAATGATTTAAATACTTGTTTATTTGAGTTTGAATCAACACAATACCATTGTGATTCATAAAATATAACTATTAATAATATTAATGGTAATATAATATGTCCCATTATTTTTTTACCTATACCAGACATTGGACTTGTTGAAAGCTCATTAATATCATCACACAATCCTTCATTCGTTAATTGAAATGTAAAAAATATAATTCCAAGAGTAAATAAGGCTGAACCCACCATTAAACTAATGAATAAATTTGTTTTAAACACTTTAACAAAAATAATAGTTAATAAAATAATTGCAATATTAATAAAACATAATGAATTAATTAATTTATCACCGAAATTAACATGTTCATAAAGTAAGTAAAAAATAGATCCAGTTATAAAAAATGTTCTAATAAGAGTAACAATTTTTTCATTTATTCCAATAAGCGCAATAAATGTTTCTATAATTGCATAAATTTTAAAAATATCATAAATTGTTAAATCCAATGACCCAGTATTATTTTCATTTACAGCAGAATATCGCTGAGATAAAATAAAGATTCCAATAAGACTTAATATTTTTAACCCATGTTGTATATAAGAGTTGTCAGTTATAAATTGTGCAATAATAATTCCAGTTAAAAATAAGGATAAACTTAAAAGGTAGTTTTCCATATTTTGTTCTGGTGCATAAAATGTATAAAATATTCCACTAGTAGACAATAATGATGAAATTGTTGATAGACTTATAAGTTTGGCATTCATCCTAATAATAATTAAATAGATTTAAATTTGGTCAATAAAAATACAAATTGATTTTCTAATATCATTGAATTTATCTATATCATTTTCAAAATCTTTATCACAATCAACAACTAATACTTTATCAGATGTTTTTAGCAACCATTTATCGTGAAGTTCTGAAATTTGTCCAAGATATTCTAGGGTGATTGAAGCTTCTTCATTTCGATTCCTTGAAACAAGTCTGTTAAATGAAACTTGTGGTGATGCTTTCAAATAAATGTAACCATCTGGTTTAGTTTTGTATCCAGCCTTTTCGTAGACTTTTAAAATCCAATCAAACCAAGATGTATACATATTCCATTCTAAAAGATTCATTGTTTTGTTGTGATAACAATTTTTGGCAAATACCATACGGTCAGTATAAATAGACCGTTCTACATATCTAATTGTAGATAACTGGGGCTTAGTCATTGTATGAAGTCTTGTTTTAAAAGCAAAACTCTGCATTGAATATGCCCATCTCTTCATATCAGAATAAAATGTTTCAAGTAAATTTTTACCATCGTCATTACATGTTGATTGCCATACATTAACTGGTTCATAAATTACATCACATCCATATTTCTCTAACATCTTTAAAAAGGTTGTTTTACCTGTACCAATGTTTCCTTCTATAATAATTATTTTTTGTCTTATTTTTTTATTCAAAAAATGAAAAAGATAGGCAAGGATACTCATTGTCATTGTTAATACTAATACGTAGACCATTGGGTCATACGTTGTTACAATATTGTTAAAATTATTCATATTATATTTATATTAAATTAGTATGATAGTATTTATAAAATCATTTTTTTGTTATAAAGCAGCCCATAAATATTATAGGTTTTTATTGTAATTTACAATAACATATACATATATTTGGTTTGTCCCAATAAGTAAACTTCGTGAGGTGTCCTTATCCTAACTCATAGTTATTATCATTGTAACTCCCTAAGGCAGTGATGGTTATGTGGATTTAGGGGACTCGCGAATTCAATTCATTTTCAATATATTTTTAGCATAATTTATTATTTATTATTTATCAGTATAAATATTAAATTTCATTTTTTATTTTCATATTTCTATATCTAATAATAGATGATGTAGCATAGATTAATCCATCTAATATTTCTTCTAATGCCATTAATTCCCAATCAGTGTCTTCACCCACTCTTATACCATGTCCATAACGTTTTTTACCTAATGTAAGCCGTCCTTTTAAAAGTTCAAGAATTTCATCATTGTTATCGATGTGATCTTTAATCTTCACTTTTACTACTTTCTTTTTTTTAGCATACATTACTTTTTTGTTAAATAATAGTTTATTGGCCTCATCCATATATATAATAATATTAAATTGTCTTTTAAGCATTAAAAAAAATGAAAGATTTTTTATTTGTTCTCATCCATGTATTACAATCAATAAGAATTATTTGGAGGAAAAAATCTAATATCTTAGTATATGAGACATTATTTATTAATATTATTTGTAATATCTATTGTAATATCTATTTTGGTTTATAAATGTTATAATGTTCAAGAAAATTTCTTATTTGAAGGTTCAAATAATACAAAAGATCCATTGAACGATAATCAAAAAAAAGCAATCCAAAAAATTATAAAAGAACAATTACAAGATGGATTTAATAAAATGCCAATTGTACCGGGAAAACAGGGAGCAAAAGGCGATAAGGGGATACGGGGGTCACATGGTCCATCGGGTGGGATACATGTTGGTAAAGGTAAATTAGTATCAGCCCAATATCCCGAGAAGGTAATAGATAGAATGTATGGAATGGGTAAAAGTAGTAAAGCATATATGGGTTCATGGACATTTGCACCAAATCAAATGTGGACGATGATGTCTGCGGGTATAATAAAGAATCATTATGATATGAAACAATGTTTAAAATTTAGTGGGCCTGAGGTATATATGGGGAATTGTAAAAATGGACAATCAAATCAGTGGAGATATCATGAACAAGATATGACAATAAGACCAGCGTCAAATCAACAAAAATGTTTAAGTATAGGGAATGATGTTAAACCAGATAAGTTTAGTTATGCAATTGGTAAAAATAAACAGAGAGAGAAATTAAAAGAAGATAAGAAATTAATGATATTGCGTTTAGACCCTTGTACACAGAGCCCGCAATTTAATCAAAAATGGATGTTTCAAAATTAATCATTTATTCTGTTTTTGACGTTTAATATAAATTTTTTTATTATTTATTAATAATAAATGAAAATAAGTATTGTATTTATGGTAAAAGATTCAGAAAAATATTGTTATTTTTTTGACAAGTTAATAAATAAATTAGAAGACAAATATCTATATGATTTTGAATATTTTATTTATGAGAATGATTCAACAGATTTGACAAAAACATGTTTACATAATTTTATGAAAAATAGAAAAGGTATGTTGATAACCGAGAATATATGCTTAGATAATAAAAAAGATAATATGGAGGGTATTTCTAAATCAAGAGGTGTTCATATGTGTCGTATAAGAAATAAGTTAAAACAACATCATGGCATTCTTTATTCTGATTATACATTATTGATAGATTCTGATGTAATATTTCATGAAGAAACTTTAAAAAAAATGTTAGATGTATTTGCACATAATTCAAATATTGCAATGGTAACTCCTTATTGTATATGTTATGATTACTATAAATCAAGTTTATCAAATGATGAACGACATTATTATGATAGTTTGGCTGTTCAAACTTGTGGAAAACGAATAACATGGGAAAATAATGATAATACATGTATGTTTAGTCAATGTGAACGTTGTAGAAATCATCGTAATGTATTTAATATTAAGGTAGATGAATCTGATTTATTTAAAATGGAATCAGATTTAGAATACGTAGATTCTGCATTTGGTGGATTTTGTTTAATTAAAACAGATGTTTATAATAAGGTTAAATGGGATGAAACCATATGTGAACATCATAGTTTTTGTGAAAATGTAAAACAATTTGGAGAAATAGTTATTGCAAAAAAAATCAAAACATTTACAACTATACCCAAATATAGTAATTTGAAAGAGTTTTTAAATATGTGTATGATATTAAAAAAATATTATTAAATAATATTAATGTCGAATCAATTTATATTAAAAAAAGAGAATTATAATGAATCATATTGTTGTGGGAATTGTAAATATTATTCAATAGATGATTTTGATACAATTTATAATTTAATAATTAGTTTACCAGAATTAACAGATAATGATAAAAATATAATTTTAACAAGGTTTAAAAGAATATCTACGTTTGTTTCTCGTAATTACAAATCAATATATAATTATTATAATATATCAAAACTATTTATAATTACAGCGGGAATTATAACACCTGCATTAATGTCTATTAGTGGGTCAACAGTTAATGCATCAAATAGCATAGGATTTAATTCAATATTATTTATATTTATTTGGATTTTACAATTATTTATATCAATTATAAATTCTTATATTAATTTTTATAAATGGGATAAAAAATTTTTTTTATATATGGCCTATAAGAATAAAATTGAACAAGAAATTTGGTTATATTTAGAATTATCATCGAGGTATGGTAAAATAAATAAGAAAAATAAAATGGAAAATAAAATAAATGGGGTATCTCATGAAACAAAATTAAAATTATTTTTAAATAGAATTGAATATTTATATAAAAAATTAAGAGAATCTGAATATGAAATAGAGATAACAGATGAAGATAATAAACATGAAGAAAATAAAGATTTAGATAAAGATTTTTCACCAAGTTTTTTAAAAAATACAAGTTTAATGTATACTACACCAACACCACCTTTAACAGGAATGGATATACAAAAACATAATGATAAACAAGAAAGTAATATAGAAATGATACTTATACCAGACAGGAAAAAATTTATGTTAAAGGCATTTAGATATATTGAAAATATTTTTATTTTATCTAATAGAGGAAATAACTCGGAAATAATACTTGATATTGGAGATAACAATAAAGCTGAATGTCGAAAAAATGTAGATGCTTTTTTTAAATTAACATCACGCTTAATAACTTTTAAAGAAAAATATACAGAAGAATATAATCAAATGATAAATAATAGATGGGATGAAATTATAAAACAATATCTAGGTCAAGAACAAGAAAAATATAATAAATTATTTTGTGAATATATGGAAGTTGTACAGATTCCTATTATTGATTTGTAGAAATAAACATATGATAAATTAATAATAATGGGATAAATGGTTTTAATGTTTTTTTTTCAATTTCATATTCATTAATTCTATCTTCAATTGTTTTATTAGTAATGGGAATTTTTTTATCAATTTTATACAAGGATACATCAATATTAGCATCAATCAAGTCAAGTAATTCTTGTATATCATAAAAATCTTCTATTGATAATGACTCTTGTTCATTATACAAAAGCGATAAATCTTTTAGAGTATTTAATTTTTGAATAGTATTATTAATATTATTAATAAGCGTGTCATTTGAATTCATTATAAATAATAAATAAAATATTATTGTAATAAAAACGATTATATAAAGAGAAAATATAATTATAATATTAGATCATGGAAATTAACAATACAATTAACAATATTAATAATACAATTAATATTAATACAATTTATACCTTATTATTAAGTTTAACTGATAAAGTTGATAAATTAAATAATAAATTTAATAACACAATTTTTAAAAAACGAGATTATAAAATTTCAATAAGAAATAACGATGATTATTTTAAATATGTAAATGAAAAAAAAATTAGAAAATTATTAGAATCAAGGGGTCCGTCTGCGGAATTTAAATTTTTTAAAATATTATTTCCCAAGAAATTAGATTTGCCATTTAGAGTTGTAGGTAATAAAATGTTTTGTTATTATGATGGTGAAAATTGGAATGATGACGGGGTGAATGAAACAATGATAAAAATTTTTTTAGGAAATGTTAAAAGGGTGTATATGAAACTCAATACATGTAATTATTATTCACAAATACCACAAAAATTTATAGATAATCAGAAACATATATTTAATTTGATGGATGATTCAAAATCTAAAAAACTATTATCATTAATTTATAAAGAATATAAAACATATGTAAAACAGATGTAAAATAGAATAAAAAGGGAATTTTTTTATAAATTATCTTAGTTAATTTAATAATATAATGTATTTTATTAAATATCGACCTAAATCTGTTAACGAACTGTTATATAATAAAGAAATTTTCGAGATGGTTTATAAAATAGGAATAACAAATAATTTATTATTTTATGGTTATCCTGGTTCTGGGAAATTAACAATATGTAAAATTTTTTTACGAGAATATTTTGGCAATGGTGCATTAAATATGAAAGAGGGTGTTTATAATTTTGATAAAAAAAAGAGTTTGAAATTTTATTATTCCCCTTATCATTTCGAGTTTGATGTTTCTAATTATTTAAATAAGGATAAGATATTTGTGTCTGAATTAATTGCAAATTTGTCATCAACAAAAAGTATATTAACAAATAATTATAAAGTTTTAGTTATTAAGAATGCGGATAAATTAAGTTATAATACACAGGCAATGTTGAGAAGAATAATAGAAAAAAGTAAATCTAAATTTATTTTTATCACATCAAAATATTCTACTATTATTGAACCACTAAGAAGCCGATTTATGTCTATTAGAATACCTGCACCAAAAGACAAATATATAGATATTGTATTAAAAGATATATCAAAAAAAGAAGGAATTAAATTATCAAAAAGAAATTTAACAATAATTAAAAAAAAAAGTAGAAATTTGAAAGAATTAATTACATTATTAGAAATGTGTTATATAAAAAAAAAATTCAAGAACATTGATTTTGATTATATTAAAAAAAGTAAAAAAATAATTAAAATGTTACCAAAATTAAATGTTGGTAATTATAAAATATTCAAGGAATATATATATGATATGTATGTGGACGGGGGGTCATCTGGTATTGAATTTAGAAAATATATTAAGGCTATTTTAGATGATTTTTTATTAATATTAAATAATGAACAAAAAATTAAAATTATAAATTTAGCAAGTAAATGTGATATTGATATACTTGGAGGGAATAAACCTCCGATTCATTTTGAAAAATTTTTAATAAATATATATTCATTAATATTATAAATCTCTATTAGTATCCAAATATTTCATATAACCAATCAAGCCACTGTTTTTTTTTTGCTCTTGATATCATTTATATTTTATATGTATAATATAAATGGAAACTGCATTGATTATTAAAGAAAATGAAGAATCCAATGAATGTATAATATGTTTAGACGAATGTGATAAAATAAGTGAAACATTTTTGGAAAAGCCATGTAAATGTAAATATTATCTTCATAAAAAATGTTTAATAAATTGGATAAATGTAAATAAAGAAAATAGTTGTTTAATATGCAAAGAAACAGTTATACTGAAAGAATCACCTTATGCAAAATGCGGACGTGTGATTTGTTTACCAAGAAATCAAGTGTATATAAAGCGAACAATATCTAAATTTTTCTTAGTATTATTTTATTGTTTTATAATGTATTTGATATTTAAGTTTATATTTATTAGATAAAAGACTTAAAAGTTAATATATAGAAATATATAGTATGGACTATTATAAAGTTCTTGATTTAGAAAAAGATGCATCGAATGATCAAATTAAAAAAGCGTATAGAAAAAAAGCAATGAAATTACACCCTGACAGAAATCCTGATAATAAAAATGCAGAATGTGAGTTTAAAGAGTTGGTAAGTGCATATAGGGTATTATCGGATACAAAATTAAAAAAACAATATGATTTGGGGATATTTTCTGAAACCGATGAATTTAATGAAGTATATTCAAATATGTTTAATGCAATGGGAAATATGGAAAATATATATGGAATGTTTAATGAAATGATGAATGATTATTCATTCAATGTTAATACAAAATATGGTGTTAATTTTAAAATGTACAAAGATAATGATAGTGAAAATAAAGAATTTCAAAAAGGAGATGATATCAAATATAACATCAATGTTAATTTGGAAGATATTTATAATTGTGTTACTAAGCCATTAAAAATAGGAAGAATGAAAAATTTAAATAATATTTATCAAAAAGATTTCAAAGAGTTTAATTTAAATTTACATAAGAGAGAAATTTGTTTTTATAAAGAAGGAAATGAAATTAAAAATGTAAAATGTATTCCAGGGGATATTATCATAAAATTATTTGATAAACAAGACCCGAATTTCAAAAGAATTAATATTAATGATTTAATTTATACTAAAACTATATCACCAATTGACATTTATCAAGATAAAGAATATGAAATAGAAATGTTGGATGGAACTATTTTAACTATAAATATTAAAAGAGATACACTATTAGAGTCAAGGTTAATTGAGATTGAAGATAAGGGGTTACCAAATGTTGATTTTATCAACCCCGAGTCTGATTTAGAAATTAAGATACCTCGTGGTAAATTATATATTTATTTTAACATTGTTTTCAGAACATTAGATCATAAACAATTACAAAGATTAGAAAAAGTTTATAATGAGAAGATTGATAAAGTTAAATCAATTAAGCATAATAGTGATTTTAATATTGTTAATCTTAATGATATTATATCATAATATATTATAATACCATTGTATGAATGAATTAGTAATAATGTATTTTTGTGGAGTATATGTTAGAGATATTCCGAATATAAAATCTAAAATAATTTGTACAATTAATAAAGGCAGTGCAATAATAGAATTGGAAAAGCAACAAAATATAGATGGATTATGGATAAAACACAAATTGGGATGGTCATTATTACAATGTAATAAAAAAATAAAATATATGATTTATAAAAGTGAATTATTACAATTTAAAAAAAATCAAGAATTAGCAATAACAATTAATAAAATTATGACCGATATAATATATGAATACACTGCATAAAAAGTTAAATAATATTAATTCAAATCACAATATTATAAAAACAAAATTACCATTAGATACAAGTACATTAGATACACCATATATTTCAGATAAAATATTATCAAATATAGACTGGCAATATGATACATTTATAATAAGTTATAATAATAAGAATCAAATAATTATTCATACAAATAGTAAACTAAGTAAAAAGTTAATTAAAAATATGATAAAAATTAAAAAATTTATGAAAAATAATAAAATATTACATATAAATTTATTTTTAACTGATGATATAAAACAATTAGATTATAGTAAAAATGAAATAGGACCTCATGAGGTTAATAGTGGATGCACAACGAATTTTTTAAATGAACCAGATAAAAATGGTAAGATATTTATTTGGAGAAAGGAAGAATTAGAAAAAGTTTTAATACATGAAATGTTGCATAGTTTTCAATTAGATTTACATGGTGATGCAAAATCGGAAGGCCATATTGAAGCAATGACAGTTTTATTTAAATTAATATTAAAAAATAAAAATTATAAAAATATGGTTAAAGATTTGGCAAAACAGAATAAACATTTTGATAAACAGATGAATAAATTATTAAATTATATAAACAATGATACAAAGATAACAACACATATACAGGAATATTATTTTGATAAGGCATATATATTGAAAGAACCTGATAAATTTGTCGAATATTTGAATAAAAATAATAATCGATTCAATGAGTTAGAATACGAGGAATTATTGATTGCAAATAAAACAAATATTAAAAAAACAAAAATAAAAGGAAAAAGACTTAGGATGATGTTATAATTGTTATAACAATTATATAAAAATGGAAAAATTTATTATTTATAAAGTAAATAATATATTATATTATACAATGGGTATTAAAAGTCTACGAACATTAATCGAAAAGTATGCCAAAGAGGCAATAACTGAAAAACATTTAAATTCATATAAGAATGAAATTATAACGATTGATACAAGTTTATATATGTATCGAATCAAATATAGTAATAATAATAAATTTATTGGTGGATTTATTAAACAAATTATAAGATTTTTAAGAAATGGAATTATTCCAGTATATATTTTTGATGGAAAACCACCAAAGGCGAAGGATTTTGTATTACAAACAAGAAAAGATAAAAAAATAACATTAAATGAAAAAATCAAAGAAGTTGGTGAATTAATTCAGAAAGCAATAGTTGAACCAGACATGTTGAAAAATGTTGAAAAATTTAAGGTTAAAGAGTTGGTTAATGGGAAGATTGGGTTAGAGAGAGAATGTACATTAGAAGATTTAAAAGAAGAATATACAAAATTAAATAAAAGAAATATTTGTGTTAGACGGGCTGATTTTGAAAAATTAAGAGAATTATTTAATCATATGGGTATTCCTTATATTATATCTAATGGTGAGGCAGAAACATTGTGTGCAAAATTATGTAGATGTGGGATGGTAAAGGGATGTTTATCAGAGGATATGGATATTTTACCAAATGGTGGAAAAATATTTTTAAAAAATTTCAATTCAAATAAGAATATAATTAAAGAGTTTAATTTAGAAGTAATATTAGAAAAGATGGATATTACATATGAACAGTTCATTGATATATGTATATTATGTGGTTGCGATTATTGTCCAAAAATTTCTGGAATTGGACCAGTTAATGCATATAGATTAATAAAAAAACATAAATGTATTGAAGAAGTATTAAATAATTTATCAATTAAAAATAAAGTTCCAGATAATTTTAATTATAAAAATGCAAGAGAATTATTTATATGTGAATATGAAGGAATATGTGAATTAACAGACCAAATGAAATTAAAGCAACCAAATATGGAAATATTGGCTCAATTTATGAAAGATAATGAAGTGTCTACACGAATTGATAAAATTATTAATAAAAGTTTAGTGAAATATCATAATAATATTTTATAATTTTTTGAGAATATAATAACAATCTTTCCATTCATTGCCACAATGGTTTGGTTTATCTATAATTTCTATAATTTCACAATTTTGAGATACAATAATATTTTTGATAATATCCATTGGTACACAATTCATTTGCATTATTTCAGCATCAACATATTTATAATTACTAGTTTTTTCGTATGGAATATGTAAGATAGCTATTCCATCTTTTATTAATATTTCACAAAATTTTTTAACAATCTTTTTAATTTCATTTGGTGGATAATGCTGTAATGTTGTCCATGTATATATTAATTTAACTTTTTCAAAATTATAATCATAAAAATGTTTATAATTAATTAATGTATGATTTTTAGGTAATACTGCTGAACATAATTGTAAATATTTATCAGAAACATCAATACAATATAAATTATTACAATATTTTATGGAGTGTCGTGCAATTCTCCCTGTCCCTGTACCAATTTCAAGAAAATTATCATTTTTTAAATCTTTAATATTTATATTTAATTTATTTTTTAAATAATTAATAATAAAAATTGTTTCTTCTTTACCACTTTTATAAAATTCTATTAAAGACTGTGAATTTAAATTTTTTTTTAAAAATTTATTATTTACTAATACCCCCCAATAAGGATTTGTTTTAGCTATTTTTTCCCAATATTTTTCAACGTTGTCCATTATATTATTTATAAATTATTTAATATTGTAATTTTTAACGAATGATATAATATAATGGTTTTGGGTTATTTATTATATGAAACTGTCGATATTAGTTTTAATGTACTTAAATTGGGATATAATTCTATCAATTATGTTTATAATTGGTATTATGATACTAAAAATAATAATGAAGCTGGGAAATTATTAGAAGAGTTGGAAATGAGAATAAAAGAATTAGAAAATAAAAATATTAATGAATGATAATAAAACTCACGAAGTTGTTATGCTCTATCCAGAACATGATTCACATACTTCATATTTATTTGGTTCAATTGTGAATTGTTGTGCTTGTACTTTTGGACGAGTTCTAATATAATATGATCCCGTTTTTAATCCATGTTTCCATCCATAAAATAATGCACCTGTTAACTGTCCATGTGTTGGTTCTTCAAAGAATAAATTCATACTTTGTGTTTGACAAATAAACGCCCCTCTATCAATACATTGTTGAATTAAATTCTTTTGTTTCATCTCCCATACAGTTTTATATATATTTTTTAAAATATCTGGAATTTCCTTGATATTTTGAACACTGCCATTATTTAAAATAATCTGATTTTTAATTTCTGAACTCCAAATATTCATCTTTGTTAAATCTGAAATTAAATATTTATTAATAATGACAAAATCACCTGCCAATGTTCTACGACTATAAATATTACTTGTAAATGGTTCAAAACATTCATTATTTCCCATAATTTGTGATGTTGATGCAGTTGGCATTAATGCAAGTAATAAACTATTTCTAACTCCATATTTATCAATCTTTTTTCTTAAATTTTTCCAATTATACATAGACGATGGCTCAACATTCCACATATCAAACTGAAATTGACCCTTTGACAATGGGCTTCCCTCATATGTACTATATTTACCTTCTTTTTTAGCCAATGAACATGATTCCTCTAATGCGGCAAAATACATTGTTTCAAAAATTAATTTATTTAATTCCATCGCATTACTAGATTCAAATGGATACCTCATTAATGCATATGCATCTGCCAATCCCTGAACACCCAACCCTAATGGACGATGTCTTTCATTTGATAATTTTGTTTCTGCTACTGGATAAAAATTTAAATCAATTATCTTATTTAAATTACATATCACTATCTTTACAACCTTTCTTAATTTTTCAAAATTATATTTGGGTTGTAGTTTTTCTACTAATTTGTCGTAGTTTCCTATACATGCACGTGGAATATCGTTTCCCTTATAAAAAATTTGCGGAACTTGTTTTTTCTCTATATTGTTATCCTTATAGAATTTTTGTCTCTTTTCATCGTCGTCTAAACAGATGTATTCAAAATCATAATCATGTAATAACAATTTGGCTAATTTACAATAATTACAATTTGTTTTTCCATACATAATAAATTTACCTTTCATTTCTACTTTTTCAACAAATTTTGATAAGGCAATACTCGCCAATGTACAACAAGCATACTCTTTATCATCTGAGTACTCTACAATCTCATTACAAAGGTTTGATGATTTTATAGTTCCAAGATTTGATTGATTATTTTTATGATTAATATTGTCTTTATATGAAATATAAGGTGTTCCTGTTTCAATTTGGGAATCAAGAATATTTTTCCAAATTAATCTTGCTTTAACAATTTTCTTACTTTTACCTTCTCTTTCATATCTTGTATAAAGTTCTTCATAATCTTTACCATATTTTTCAGTTAAATATGGACATTCGTCTGAATCAAAAAGTGACCAATCTTCATCTGCCTCAACTCTTTTCATAAATAAATCAGAAGTCCAAATTGCCAAAAATAAATCACGACATCTTTCATCTTCATTTCCATGATTTTTGCGTAATTGTAAAAATTCTAAAATTTCAGGATGATGTGGTTCTAAATAGAATGCAATTGAACCATTTCTTTTACCACTTTGATTAATGTGTTTGGCACATTCATTATAAACTCTTAACATTGGAATAATTCCATTACTTTTACCATTTGTACCTCTAATTATAGAATTTTTACTTCTAATATCTGAAATATGAACCCCAATTCCACCAGCCCATTTACTAATTGCAGCACAATCACTTATATTTTTATACATACCACTTACAGAATCATGCGAACCTAATAAAAAACATGAAAGTAATTGTTGTCTTGGTGTACCAGCATGAAATAATGTAGGAGTTGCATGGGTAAAATATTTTTGAGACATAAAATTATAAGATTCAATAACCTTTTTAATATTAGATTGATGAATACCAAGTGAAACTCTCATAAATAAATGTTGAATTCTTTCAACAATATTTCCATCAACTCTTAATAAATATGATTTTTCTAATGTTTTATATGCAAAATAATCAAATTCAAAATCTCTATTATACTTTATTACATTATTCAACTTCTTTTTATTCTTCATTGTGATTTTGTAAACATTGTCTGAAATTAAAGGGCATTTTTCCCCATGAATATCAACATTGTTAAATAAAATACCAATAACTTCTGAAAATGAGGGTGAAGTATTTTTATGACTATTTGATATAATAATTCTTGATGCAAGAATACCATACTCAATATTATTTGTAGCAAGTGAAGCACATATTTGTGCAGATAATTCATCTAAATCACTTGTTTTTACTCCATCATAAATTCTTGAAATCACTTTTTGTGAAATAATTATAGGGTCTACGCTAAGGTCATAGCACAACATTTTAATTCTGTTTTTAATTTTATCAAAAGAGACTTCTTCTTTTGAACAATTTCGTTTATATACATACATCTTAATAATACAATGTCTTCGTTTTTTTAAATAATAATTGGACATATAATATTTATAAAAAAAGTTAAAATCGTTAAAAATATATATAGATATATTATAAATGATTCCTAAAATAATTTATATGTGCCATAAGGATTTATATTATATTGAAAAATATTCTAAAAATTGGACAAAATTAAACCCTAAATATAAGATTGAATTATATGATGACGCATTATGTAAGAAATTTTTATTAAATGAATTTTCAGAAACTCATAGTCAAATATTTGATTTCATACCAGATGGGCCAATTAAAGCCGATTTTTGGAGATGTTGTATTTTATATAAAAAAGGAGGAGTATATATTGATGCAGATATAGAACCACTTATCCCATTAAGAGATTATATTGCAGACCATGTAAATTTTGTTACGTGTATTTCTTCAAATTTTAATAATATGCAATTCGGGACTAAAACTTACAATATGAATCCACATTTCATAATGGCAGAAAAAGGTGAAAAACTTTTAGAAAAATGTATTTCGAAATATTTGTTTTTTTATAAGGCAAAAATTAAATATGATTATTGGAAATGGAGTATATGTAATTTTTTTCCAGTCATACAAGAAATTACTAAAAAGAAAAGTCAAATTATTGATATTAATAGTAGAAAGTTTCAATTTATTTTAGAAAAAGATAATCAGGAAGAATGTGAATTTAATGGTAAAATAGTATTTAATAATAGATATAAAAATTATAAAAATCATAATTTTTCTCACTAAGTAATATAATGAAATCTACAATTTGTCTTATATTACTTGGTATAATTATTGTTGCAATTTTTGTAAAACATAAAAAAATTAAAAAGTTTTTTACTCAGACATTTAAGAAAAAAATTAATAATGGTTTTTCAGATTTTGAAGTTGATTTGAATCATTTAGCATATAGAAATAATAATCGTGTTAATATATGGAAGGTTCACAATGAATAAAATACCAACAGATTGTATACTTGAAATTTTTAGTTATCTTGATATAAAAAATAGTTATAATTATTATAATTATTTGAATATTAAATCAATAGATAATGTATTTCAAATTAAAAACATTAATTATAAAGATTTACTTGGAGTTATGGATAATATATCAATAATATTTTTTTTATTAAAATTTTCTACAAAAAAAAGTATTATTGAAAAATATATTGTTATATTTAGTTCGCCATTTACTATTATTAAATTAGTTAAAGAAAAAAAATTATGTTTAACACTACAACATAAAGTTCATATAATGAAAAATAATAAAGGTTTTTTTATAAAACAACATACACAATTATAAATATATGAAGTTATAATATAATGAATAAATATTATATTATATTACTACTTGCATATTTACTTAAATCTTTTGCAGGAATACCAATTTTATTGAGAATGTATAAGACTAAAAATACAGATCTAATGCCGTATATTTCATTAATTATGATTTTAACATCAGCATTATTATTATTATATGCATCTATTTCTGACGGATATATTCTTCATTCTATTATTTTTTTATTTTTTTTTGGAATATATGGAACGATGCTGGTTTATAAGTATCATTGTGATACTTCAAGTTCGTAATCTAATCGTGCTTTTTCAAACATTTTTTCTTGATATTTTTCTAAATGAATAAGTTCTTTTTTTTTAACAAATTCATTCAAACATATTCGAATATGTACTAAGGAACTCCCCTTACTATACTCTGATATATTCTTACCACATACACATATATGATTGAAATATTGGGTATAGTCAAGGTCGTTATATGAAACAAATAATGAATTCATTATTTGTTTATCTATTAGGTTACATAGTTTATTGAAACCGTTTTTTCTTTTTTTTAGAATTTCATCCATTTATAATTGTATAATAATTGTATAATAATAAATAATCAGTTTTTTCACATAGAAAATATACACAGTTCATCAATTTCTTTCTTGATTTTTGTTTTAACCGGACATTGTTTCTTTTTAAATATACAACTAGAAAATAAGCATTCGTCGTTATCTGTTATTTTTTGTTTATTAAATGTAAACAAACAATCTGACGACACCTTATTAAACGTTTGTGTTATTGATGTTCCACTAAACAAACATTCTTCTACTTTTTCTACTTTTTCTACTTTCGAAATATCAACAAAATTTAGCATAGATGTATCAATAAAAATCTCACCTGCTTTATCTTTTTTCTTTTTTGCATCCTTTTTTTTTTGGATATCTTTTTTGTATTGTTCAATCCCTCTTTCACGGTAATATACAACTTCTTCCCAAAATTTCTTCAAAACAAGATGTGCTTCCGAAAACCATTTTTGGTCTCTATAAATTGGAACGCACGAAACTTGCAATAAATTCCAAAATGTATATTCGACAAAAACATAATTATTCATGCAATCATCTCTAATAAATTTAACTGTTGGTTTCCATTTTTCAAATTGTTCTCTATTTAATCCTAATTCACTATATTCAAATTCGTATTTTTTTGTTTTTCTATTTAAATAAACCGCAATAATACCCTTCTCCATACCTAGATTATTGTAAAAATAATTATTTTCATGATTTGAATCAAAATACAAATCTTCCTGGGTTTCTCCTAATTTGCATTCCATGAAATCACACCGGTCTAATTCACAAACTTCCAATTGACCTTGAACCTGGTCTTCATAATATCTTGGTGGAATACCCGTAATTGTTCTCCTATAAGGACACTTAATTTCAAGCATAATTCCATCTTCTGTAATACCATCTGGCGATGCTCCCAAAAAATTAATTCTTGGATGCTTAATACATCCAAATTCTATAATTTTGCAATTATTTCTATATTCATAGATCTTTGTTGCAACTTCTTCAAATTTTTGACCCCAATCAGTAGCTACATTGCCTCTAAATGAACTATGTTTCGTAACTTTTTCTTGCAATACCTTCGCTCTATTAGAATATTTATTATTACCAAGCACTGAACCCCATGAACTTGCTGTAATAAGGTCTTCTCTAAATGTAAACCATTCAGCACTTCTCTGCTCTGGTTGTGGTTGTGTTAGCAAATGCTTAAATTGAGCTCTTAACTCGTTTAATCTTACTTCTGTTGATTGAGGTAAGTCTTTATCATAAAAAAATTTAGTTTCCATTTTGATTAATTATTAGATATATATTTATAATTAATAATCACTTTTTATGGTCTAATTAATACAAAAAAACCAATAACATTTAACCCAATTACAAAAAATGATAAAATTGATAAAGTTTTTCTTAATATCATATTTTCTTTGAGTAAATCTTCAATTTCACTTTTAAAACGAATCTTATCAGATGTGCCAAATTGGTCATCAAGTGCATCATTCAATATTTTGTCACTATCTAATTCTTTGCTACTATCGGTATCTAATTCTTTGTTACTATTGGTATCTAATTCTTTGCTACTATCGGTATCTAATTCTTTGCTACTATCGGTATCTAATTCTTTGTTACTATCGGTATCTAATTCTTTGATTTTTTTAAATTCAAAATCAGAATCAGAATCAGAATTTAACTTATTGTATTGTAATCCTATAATATTTCCCATTATTTATAATATATAATGATTATTCTTTATATATTATTATAAATAATCAATTATTAAATAAATAGGTATATAATGGCCTATTTTATTATTAATAACAAATTTTGCTAACATTCTTTCATATAATCTTTTAATTATTTTATAGTTGTCATCAATCTCTTTTAATATTCTAATTATATTAACGTGGGGTCCCCAGTTATTTCGACACATAATACTTGAACAACATAAACATATTGGATTTCTCATATTGTTTAAATCTATTGTATTGCGACAATGTATTAATGATTTATATTCATGATTATTAATGTAAACGGATGGGGGTCTAAAAGGATAATCCATGCCAATTTTAATTTTAATTGTTGCTATATTTTTTAATTCTAACATAAATATTAATTCTGTTGGCTGAATATTAATAAGGATTGGTTTATAAAAATCAACAAAGTTTTTTCCACCTGGGTTTTGTTCTGTTAAGAAATAAAACATTTCCTTTCTTACTCTTTTATTTGTTATGATTGATAATTCATGATTTATTATCTCACTCATTTATATTTTATATATTTTTGACTCTAAGGTTTATTTTGTATTATTACACCGGATTCACTATCAAATTTAATAGGTTTTGTAAATATTTTTATTATTTCATTTAGTTGATTTGAAATTTTTTCAATATCTAATTTTGAAAAAGATTCATTTATGGATTTCAATTGAGCATATAAATCATCAATCTTTAAAATAGATTTATTTAATATTGTTAATTGATAATTCAAATTTTTAATATTATCTAATTTTTTTGTTAATTCGGGGACATTTGTATTTTTAATTTGAATTCCAACATATATGAAACTTGAACATATCATAATTACACACATAAATAAAAAAAAAAATTTAAAAATATTACACCAATCATATTTTGATTCACTAGTAATATCTTCATTATTTCTAATAGTAATTCTACAATTATTGTTCATTTATAATAATTAATATTATTTTTTATTAGTGTTAACAGAAATCATAAATGAAATAAATAAACAAAATAAAAATATCAGAGACATTTTCCATTTATGTTTACATATTATAGGATCATCTATGCGTATATCAGTAGAATCACTTAGTTCATTCGTATTATATACATTATCTGTATCATTTTGTATTTCTAATATAACTTCTTTTGGTAAATTGAATTCAAGTTCTTCATTGTCGTTATTCGTTAATATAAAATCTCCCATATTTAATTCTTCGCGACAAGTAATACATTGATCATTATGCGAGGATAACCAATCATATAAACACGACTTGTGTATTTTATATTTACCGCATTTATGATTATAATTTATAGCGTCTTTTGTTTCATAACAAATAATACATTCATTATTATTCATATATAATTATATAATATTTATTATAATTATTTAAACATTGTTATAATAAATATAAAAAAAGAAATAAAAAATATTACAGAACTTAAAATACATATAATAAATTTTGCTCTATTTGTTGACTCTGTTACTATTACATGTGTAGTAAAACAATGTGGATTACTACTATATTCAGTATTATATTTATTTAATATTATATTTTTTTGCAAATTTATTATAGGGTCAACAATAGCATATCGTTTTAAGTATTTTGATTGTCTTTTTTTTAATTTGATTTTTACCACAACAAATTTTCGGCATATTATACATTCTTTATTTTTTTTATACCATGAATTTATACATTGTTTATGAAATGGATATACACCACAAGAATGAACATGCCAATAAATTTTATTTTTTTCAAAACAAACTAAACAATATTGTTCATCGTCTTTAATTCCAATTATTAAATCATCATTTTTTTCTTCTTCTTTTGGTAACTTTTCTGGTAACTTTTCTGATAACTTTTCTGATAACTTTTCTGATAACATCATTAATATATTGTTATATTAAAAATGATAATAAAGGATTAAATAGAAATAATATTATTATAATTCTAATGCAAAAAAAAAGATTTCATTGTGAATTTAAAAATTGTTATTGTAGAAAATTTCGATTTCATTGTAATAAATTATGTTTACATTGTAACCATTCTAGTATTTGGCATTCAAGAAAACATAAACCTCCGTCTGATTCATATTTATCATTTATTTCACCACGTTTACCTGCAAGAACACCATCATATGAAATAAATTATTTGATAACTAGAATTTTTGTTCCAGAAGCCATTCCAATTTCTAATGAAGAAATTAATGAAAATATAATTTATTGCGAAGCGATTGAAGTATTACCAGTATAATTAATTTATAGAAAAAGATGGTAAACCACGCGTCAAATCAAATAACCAATAATTTGGCCCTGAACGAATATTTTGCGGTGTCATAACACTATTTGACCAATCTTGATATGCGTTCATTGGCTTATCAAGTGAATATGTGTGTCCTGGACATTTCTTTGTTGTTTTTGGCAAGGGTGTTGTAACACCTAAACTATTCCAACTAAATGGTAATTTTGTACAAGGCCAATTATACTCTTTATTTTGCGATTCTCCAAGTTGTGGCCAATTATTTCTAATAACAGCAGGTTGAATATACCCAGAATCAAATCCTTCTATAACAGAACTTTCTAATGTTGAATTATTATTTCCGGGTATTTTATTAGTTAATTTATTTGGATGTAATACTAATGTTGAATTTTCAATAGTTGCATAATTAATATGTAATTTATTAATTTTATTGGCTTTAATGGGATTTACCGATTTTGTTCCCAATACTTCATTTCCAGTTGGAATTACTTCTGTTGGCAATGGAATCATTTGGTCTAATGATGGCATGCCAATATCATAATGTTTGAATGGGTAATTTGTAAAATCTGTTACTGTTGTGGCCCTATCTTTTATACTATTTCCTTTATATAAAATAACATTAATTTTCATTTTATACAAGGATACTGATATTCCTTTTGTTTCTGCAACAAAAATTTCATAAATATAATTTATTTTATCCAATGAATCAACACATGTTATTCTTCCATAATTTGTATTAATAAAATTGTATTTTGGACAATTTATTTTTTTTAAAACAATCTGTGTAATATTATCTAAGTCAAGTCTTATTTGTAATGGTGTTGTTGCAGGAATGTATTTTTTAGTTTTACCATTAATTGTTAATACATTACACCCAGATATATTACAATTTGAAATATTTTTAAGTTTATTATTAATTTGGTCAAGGGATTTCAAATGACCTGGATTATTATAAAAATCATCCTCATTATTTTTTGAAAAGAAAACTAATAAAATAAGTACAATTATAGCGACCAATATTAGTATTGTGGTATTCATATATTTATTATGAATATATTATTTAAAAAGTTTCTTTGCTTTTTTCTTTTTTTTAATTTTTTGTGTAACAACATATTCACCATTAACTAAATTTAAAAAATGCAAACTTGTGATTTTTTCTGTAAAAACATCAAATTCAATATCTTTTTTATATAATCTCCTTTTAACAATATCTTCATACATATATTTAGTTAAATTAACTGTATCCAAAAAATCATTTAATTTATTTTTTTTTTCTTTGGACGTTAAATCAGTCCACCCCTTCCTATCATTTTCATTATTTATATCACAGTGCAATAAATCATGTCCAATATCATAATTTGGCATTGTTTTCCCCTTCATTTCATTTAAATATTGAAGTTTTCCAATTTTTGCTGTAAATTTATTAACATCATATGAAATTTTATTAATATCCATTTCTTTATTAATCTTATTATTAGTTAATTCATAATTAACTTCATATTTTTCAAATTCTTGCTCTTTTTGAGCGTTTATGTTTTTTCTAATTTCATCAAATACTTCCATTTATAATTATATAAATTTATACTTATAAATAATAAAAAAGTAGTTTTTTTATAATTATTATACATTTATTCTTCGAATAAATATTTGTAATGCGCATTCTTTTTTTCAATAAGAAGAAACTTTGCTGGTATTTCATTAAAACCCATGTTTATTTCTGCTCTAATTGTAAAGAACGAATTCTGTGTGTTTTTATTAGAAATAATTATTTTTCCATCTTTCTTTCTTTTTTTTTGAAGAACAAAAATTTGAACTGGACACCCAAATATATATGAAAATGCAATTATTTCTGGTAGCCCACCCCATCTATCTGGTCTTTCAATTTTAACAAGTTTTGGTTTTCCTTTTTTTTTTCCACTTTTATATACTAAACCAATATCTTCATAAGTAAAATCTCCATCACCCGCAAAAATACTATATATATCAAAATATTGTCCACTACATTTAATATTATGTGTTGCTTGAACAATATTATCTATTGTTAATTCATTAAAATATAAATCATAATGATTTACAATCCAGTTCACTATAATCACCTGTATTCTTTCTGCTATATCTGTTTGTTCTAAAATGGATATTTTTTTTTTTCGATGTTCTCGAACAATACATTCCAATACTTTATCATTCATTTTTAATTTTTGATTGTCATATATATAATCCGCCATACATCTATATAAACATGCACCATCGTCAAGATTGTTTTTGATTTTAACTTTGTCTTTTTTTAACATTTTTATTATTATTATTTATATATTATATTTATTAAAATCATTTTTTTAAAGTAATTATCCCCCTTACCACTTCTACATACCACTACATATATACGGCAATATAAGTTAACCAATATTGTTCATTAAAAAATAATGTTTACGAAAATGGGTATTATATATATATATATATAATATAAATGCATGGAATCTATAATAGAACAGTTAATGTTTTAACTGGAAAAAAAAGTAAATTTACATCCCCAATGAATCTTATTATAGGTTTTATACTTTCTTTGTTTTTTAGTTTTATAACATATTTATATTTTGAAAAAAAATATAAAAAAAAGGAGAATAACCCTATTATACCATCTATAATTGTAGGGCTTTTTACAATGTTAATGTATAATATGTTAACAAGACCAATTGGTATTACTTTTTAAAACAATGGTGTTCCTTTGCCTGCTTCTGCTCGACATATCATACATTTATGACTATGTTGAGTTAACCAAGGTTTAACATCCATTGAAAAATAATGTTTACAGGGTAAAATGACAACATCATCATTATCTTTAAAATCTTCTAATGTCAAAGAACATTTTGTATTTTTTGGATAATTAGAATCATCTTTTACTGCACTATATTTTTTAATTGGGAGTTGATTGAAATCATACTCTTTTAAAACAACTTTAACATCCTCTTGATTAACATTTTGTTCTTGAACTTGTTGTTGCAATTGTTGCAATATTTGCGGTGTTTCTGTAAATAAATTTCCAATAAATTGGGTTGTTGAGCCCGGTGCAGCCAATAATCCATTTAAAATTGAATTTCTAATTTCTGTTCTAAATAAATCAGAATTAATTAAATTTGTAATATCTTCTTGTCCTTGGTCTAACTGTTCATTATTATTACTTTCATTATCTCCTATATCATGAATATTTTCTGTTGATAAAATATTATTTAAAAAAGTACGTAAGTTGGCTCTTACACCATTAACAGGTATTTCATCTATTTCTTCTATAAGTTCTGGCATACTATCATAAGAATCAGTTGAATCATCAGAATCATTTGCAATAGATTCTTCATAAGATGATGGATTCGGTGGTTGAAATATCCTTCTATTTATTTGAGATGAAAATCTTGAACAATTGTATTCATTCTGTAGATACATTGCCATATCATGATCTGCAATTTCTCTCTGATAGTTAATATATTTATTAACGAGAATTGAATTCTTGATTTTTCCTTCATCGTTTTTTTCACGTTCATAAACTTTAATTTCAGTAATATTTTCATGTTTGAATTCATCTGATAATAAAACATCAGTACCTACATTAATTATTTCTATTGTAATTTCTTCTGTTTCTTCATTTGTTTTTTTCATATAAATTTCAATTAATTGAATAGCATAAATATAACTATTCAGCGTAGAAACTATTTTTTTAATTAGTTCTCCATATTTTTTACAATCTTCGAGCTTGATGTTGTAATCTGTTGTGTCATTTTTTGATATTAGTTTTAACATTTTTAATATACTATATTAAATGAAATTAAATTTAAAATCAGTTTTTATGGTTTTTTTATCAAAAAGTATATAAAGGCAATGTTTTAATAATGGATTATAACAATGAACACATCAACAAAAAATAATGATACGGAAGGTAACGATGGATTTACCATTTTTCGTAGAACAAGACATGTGAATAATCGTTCCGGTGATCGGTCAAGTAATCGGTCAAATAATCGGTCAAATAATCGGTCAAATAATCGGTCAAGCAATCGTGGGCAAGGAAATACCCGTCGTAATGAGAGAATGACTCTTCTTCATAATGTCGCAAGCGGTGATATTGACCCAGAAACAGCAGTCAATCTTCTTAATCGGTCATATTCACATCAACCTGCAAGATATCATCATAGTATAACACGAGACGGGAAAGTAGAAATTAATGGATTTATTGCAGAACAGTCGGTTGTTCTTTATATCGATGAGTGGCAAAAATTTGCGTCTTACCTTGGAGGAAATAACTTCAAAAATTTCGTTGAATATAATAAAGATAGACTTAAAACAAAACGCCCTCCAAGAAAACCACGAACAGAAACTCAAACTAATACAACTAATACAACTGATACAACTGATACAACTGATACAACTGATACAACTGATACAACTGATACAACTGATGTAACTGATACAACTGATGCAATTGATACAATTGATACAACTGATGTGTCATACGAGGAAGTAACCGAGGCATAATAAATATATTTATATTATATAATATTATAATATGAATAAGGAAATATATGGCATTATCTCTTCAAAGAAAAGAATATTAGTTATAGGAGATTTACACGGTGATTATGATGCAACTATCAAATGCTTGTATAAGTCTGGTGTTATAACTAAGAGTATAAAATGGAAGGGAGGTGAAACAGTTATTGTGCAAATGGGGGATCAGGTAGATAGAGGGGGGAGAGGATATAATATTAAAGATGAAAATTCAGATTTAAGAATAATAAATTTATTTGCGGAGTTACATTTACAGGCAATTAAGGTTGGTGGGGGGGTTTATTCATTAATAGGGAATCATGAATTAATGAATGTAATGGGTAATTTTGATTATGTTAGTCCACTGGGTATAAGTGAATATGGTGGAAAATTAAATAGATATAAATTATTTAAACCAGGAGGGATGATTGCAAGATTATTATCAGAAAGATTTATTATATTAAAAATAGGCAATTGGATATTTGTTCATGGTGGAATTAGTATTAAATTAATAAAAAAATATAGTATTCAAACTATTAATTTATTAATGAAAAAATATTTATTAGGAGATATTAAATTAGAGGATACAACAAAATTTAAAAAAATGTTTCTTCATCAAGATGGATTTTTATGGAATAGAAAAATGGCAAAAAGTCATCCAAATTGTAATAAAGTTTATAAATCACTTACATTGTTGGGTTCAAAATTTATTGTTATTGGACATACGCCCCAAGATGATGGAATTAATTGTAAATGTGATAATAGATTATGGAGAGTTGATACTGGAATGTCCAAAGCATTTGGACCCGATTCAGAGGAAAGAGTTCAAATATTAGAGATTTTAAATGATGGTGGAACAATTAGAATTATAAATTTATAATTATATAATATAATGAAATTTATAAATGAAATTGAAAGAATGTTTCCACTTTTAATAATGTTATATATTTTTTATAAAGCAATTGAATATGGTGATTGGAATTTACTAGGTGCATACATATTAAATAATATGAGTAATCATGTATTGAAAGAATATTTATTTAAACCAATTATGGGAGATAAATCATTTTTCTTACTTGGTAAAGGAACAAGACCACTGGGGGCTAAAAATTGTAAAATATTTTCTGATGGAACAATATCAAAAAGTTATGGCATGCCATCAGGTCATGCTCAATCAATTTCATTCTTTTTAGTAAATGAATTAACTGGTGATAAAGATTATGTATATAAAATAATATTAAGTATTGTGTCTGTTTTTATGATTTATAGTAGAGTTAAATTAGGATGTCACACTTTTCAACAAGTTATTGTAGGGAGTATAATGGGCATTATTGCATTTTGGATTTATGATTTTTATAATAAAGATTCGATGAACCTATTACGACATAAAGATGTAACCATATAATGGTTGTCCGTCTTCATCTCGTATAATCAGGGGTTTCCAAGGATATTTCTTGAGTCCCTTGGAAATCGACTCCATTGCTATATCACACTCCAATGCAAAAGCATCACAGTTTCCAATACTGATGGATTTGTCATGATATTGGAACACAAATCTCAAAATCACCCCCCCCTGCATACTATTCTTATGTACAGTATGCGTATCCGCGAAACGGATACATGGACCTATCATTTTCCCCATTTTTTTTATTAGAACTTTATCTATTTCTTTTTTCAGAACTTTATATTTATTATCGATATAGGGGAAATCCCCCTGCATACAACTATATATTCCATCATCATTATTCCACTCCTCTCTAATACGTGATGGAATCAAATTTATATCCACCTCTATATTCTCGTGTGTTAAACCATCTAGGTCCCATTCTTCCATATTATTTTTTAGTTTTTCACTTGTCGTTGACATTTGTAGCGATCACATATATATATATTAAATAGGATGAACTAAGTGGCATTTTTATTTTTTATTTTCAAAAAATGCGTTACGTTTTTATAAGCCCTTAGAGTTCATCTAAGGGTTTGTCTACTCCGTTGGGAAATTCATTGAACCCTTAGTTCATTTACTCCTTTGGGAGATTCATTGTCATCTGTGTTGAAAATAGCATGCATAAGAGCCTTTTCCGCTGTCGGGCGGTCATTTGGGTCAAAAGACATCATCTTCATCAACAGGTCAAATATCATTCTAATGTGTTCTTCTCCACGTTTTTCTGATGCGTGTGAAACACGTTCATTCATCACTCCATTAAGGACAATTGTCAAGTTTGATTTCGTGAGAAGAATATTTTTATAGTACTTGTCTGCACATTCTCTGTGACGCCTCATCCTTACATCTTCTTCAAAATGTAAAAAAAGATCCTCGGATAAAGGATGTCCACACACCAATTCTAAGATACTTACACCTAATGCGTAAATATCAACCTTGTGCCAGTCAAATGGATTACCAATCTTGAATGCCTCGGGCGGTCGATACCACCTTGTCACCACATATTGTCTGGGATTGTACATCTTAGTACCTGGTCCAGGCAAACAAGCCAAACCAAAATCACAAAGACGTGCTCTAATCTTTTCTCCACTTCCAGAAGCGAGTATGTTTTTTGGCTTGATATCTAAATGACCAATTCCTCTTTCGTTAAGTGAAACTAATGCTTCCATAATTTGTCTAAAGATGGATATGATTTCTCCATAATTGAACGAACCTTCAGAAATGTCACGCTCTTCTCGGCACATAAAGAGGTAACCATATAATGGGACACCATATTCATCATACGTAACCTCTGGTTCCCAAGGATTTGACACAACTCCTGGAATTTGAGATTTCATCATCTTCAATGCAAATGACCGTTCTATTCTAAAAGAAACCATGGCACCATCATCGACTTTGCCATCATGACCACGAAGGCTTACTTTCTTCACCACTTTGTCTGGGTGATCAATAATAGTAGATACTTTTCCAAATGCACCGTTGCCGACTTCTTGACCTATAAGATTTGGTATTTCACTATTTATTGAAGAAGAACGTTTTCGCTTTTTATCTGTTAACATTTGTAGTGATTACATATATATATATTAAATAGGATGAACTAAGTGGCATTTTTATTTTTATTTTCATTTAACAGTTACTTCCTCTACGATTTGCGCGTGCTGTTCTACCATTTGGACAACATCCGTGACGTGTTCCTGCACAACCACCAATTAATCTTTTTGGATAACAGTTAGTGCCTTCTGGGTCTTCTTTTGCTGTTTCTCTGTCAGGACAACATCCAAATCTTGTTCCACGACAACCTCCAATTATTCTTCTATGATGTGGATGATGTGGATTTGTACTCCTGACCATAAGTACTACACTTACTACAATTAGTATAATTAATATTGACAACAAAATTGCTGATAATAGTTCGTCCATTTTATATTATAAAGCAATAAATAAAATTATTTATTATATCAATAAATAATATAATGAAAATAATATTAGCATTCGCAATTATATTATTTGTTGCTTACTGCATCTACTGTAAATTTAATGTAAAAGAAGGATGGGTTGATTACATCCAAGAACCATATAAATACGTTAAAGAAGGTTCTGATCCAATGCACTATTACAGGAGAGATAGATATAGAAAACCATACAGAGATGGATTTAAATTTAATCAATCATATCCATACCAACATCAAGAACCATTACCTTAAACAAAAAATGATTTTTTATTAATTAATTATAGTAATATTTAATTAACAAATGTCAAATAAAAATAAAAATAATTCAAGAGAAGGGTACGTCCAATGTCGTACCTACAATGGAGTAATTAAATACTCACAAACAGGTAAATTTAAGTCACTATTTAATAATAGAATTTCAAGAAAATCATATGATACTGCAAAAGATGCTGCTAGATCATATGATATGAGGCTTGTAGATAACAAGTCTTTATTTCCATTAAATTTTTCTGATAAAAGAGATGAATACAATAAAGAA